AAGCAGCTATTGGGCTAATTGGTGGCGGGTTTACGGACTTGGTGAAATAGGAATGCTTGAGGGCGTAATATTTAGTAATTGGAAAACCATTGATACAATACCAACCGAAGCAAAGTTAATAGGAATCGGATTAGACTTTGGATATACAAACGACCCTACTTCTGCAATTGAAATTTACAGCTATAACGGAACACGAATTCTCAATGAACTTGTTTACCGTACAGGAATGTTAAACAGCGATATTGCTAAAATACTACCAAAACACGTACCTATTTACGCCGATAGCTCAGAACCTAAAAGCATAGACGAAATAAGAAGATACGGAATAACAATTAAAGGCGTTACAAAGGGCAAGGATTCAATTAACTACGGTATTGATGTAATACAGCAACACGAATATTTAGTAACGTCACAAAGCACTAATTTAATAAAAGAACTTCGAGCCTATTGTTGGGACGTAGATAAGTCGGGCGCAAGGTTGAACAAACCTATTGATAGTAATAACCACGCTATTGACGCCTGGAGATACCATGAAATGGAAACGCTCGGACTTAAACGTAATTACGGCACATATAATATACGTTAATGACAGACGACACACCGAGAATGATAGCAGTAGTTGAGAACTATATATACATTCGCAAAGGAATTAAGGTTAAAATAGTGTTTGATGACTTGATGAGTATGAGAAAGCATTTAATAATGTTAGGTGACGCTTACAATATCGCTATTAACTACAAAAAATAATAATAATCGTTTAATAAATAAGAATGAAATTAGAATTAATAATACCAACTAAATTAAGTGAAATACCTTTAAAGCACTATCAAAAGTTTTTATTAGCTGCTGAGAAGTCAACTGATGAGGTTTTTTTAGCTGAAAAGATGATACAAATATTTTGCGGCATTGAATTAAAAGAAGTCGTTAATATTCCATTTAAAGAAGTCGAAGCTTTAAGCATTCATTTTGCAAGTTTATTTCAGCAAAAGACGGAATTTAAAAACAGATTTACAATAGCTGGGGTTGAGTTTGGTTTCATTCCTAATTTAGAGGAAATGAGTTGGGGTGAATATATAGACTTAGAAGCCAATATAAGCGATTTAAAGACCTTTAACAAAGCTATGGCGGTAATGTATCGACCGATAACAGAAAAGATCGGAGACAAGTATAAAATAGAGCCTTATGTTTCAGCGATTAACTATGCAGAAGTAATGGAATTCGCTCCTTTAGATATTGTTTTAGGTGCAAAGGTTTTTTTTTGGAATTTAGAAAACGAATTATTGCAGGCTACGCTGTTTTATTTGGAGACGGAGATGAAGACGAACAAGGAAGCGACAGCGATTTTAGCGAACGAACTCAATTTAGCAAACACTGGGGATGGTATCAGTCAATATATGCAGTCGCTCAGGGAGACCTCACGAAGTTTGAACAGGTCACAAAGCTTCGACTTACAGCAGCACTTACCCTCCTTACTTTCGAAAAGCAAAAGCAGGGCATAGAAAATAGAGAACTTAAAAGACAATTAAAAAGATGAGTTATTACGCAATATTAAACACCATAAAGACGGAGCTAAACGCTTCTAATTTGGTAAACACTGTAACCGAGGGCGATATTTTTAGAGTAGATTTATCTAAACAAACGATATTTCCTTTAGCTCATATAATGGTAAACAATGCCACGTTTGAAGGCAACGTTATTCGTTATAATATTTCTATAATAGCTATGGACGTAGTGGATATAGCAAAAGACGAAACCACAAATTTATTTGTAGGTAACGACAACGAACAAGACGTATTAAATACTCAGATAGTAATGTTAAACCGAGTTTACGACAAACTTATAAGGGGTGACTATTTTTTGAATGCTGGAATTATAGACGGCAATCCAAATTGCGAACCATTTATTGAAAGGTTTGAAAACAACTTAGCAGGGTGGACAATGACATTTGATTACTTAGTAGGAAACGAAATGACTGTTTGCGATGACTAATAGACAAGAAGTATTAAATAGGTTTATAAAACACATAGTTACACAAGCTAAAAAGAACCTAACAGAAAAAAATAAAAAAGATTCAGGTAAACTTTACAACTCAATTAAAGGTGAGTCAAAAGCTTTTCCAAATTCAATAGGTATTTACTTTGAAATGGAGGAGTATGGATTTTTTCAAGATGAGGGAGTAAAAGGAAAAGACCCGAGTAAAGTATCAAAGAACGCTAAAATTAGAGGACAACAAGCTCCAAATAGTAGGTTTCGTTTTGGTTCAGGAAGTCGCAGCGGCACGTGGGGTATTTTTATTAATAGTTTAGAAAAATGGGCGCAAAGAAAAAATATAAGATTAAGAGATGAAAAAGGTAAATTTAAAAAGGGAAGTTATAAAACAATAGCTCAGATTATAGGAAAAAATATTTATTCACGTGGAATTAAGCCGAGTTTATTTTTTACCAAACCTTTTGAAGCAGCATTTAAAAATTTACCTGATGACTTAGTTAAAAGCTACGGTTTAGACACAGTAGATTTATTTGATAGTATTATGAAACCAAATTTAAAAAAATGATATTTGCACGAAGTCCGTATATTGTAACAATAGATGAAGCAGCACAGGAAGCAACACGCTTAGAGTTGTTTATTTGGAATGGCACAGGAGCAGCACCCGCAGCACCGACTTATTCACTTAGTAAAAAAGTTCCGAGTATAAACAACTTAGAAACGTATTACAATATAGCTCCGTTTATTCGTGAGTTTTTTAACTTTATTTATTCAAGTCCTTATTCAGCTACAAACAATGCTTTATTAGAAGATTACGCATATTGTAATGTAACTTATAAAAGATATTACACGTTAGATGGCGGTGAAACGCTTATAGACACTGTAACAAGTTTTGCTACTGACGGATACGGATATTTCGAGGACGCAACAAACCCACAAACAACTAATTTTCTTTTAACAACACGAACCCCAAATGTATTTAATTACGTTTGTGACGATACGGAAAACGAGTCTTTAAACGCTGGAACACTTACGGTTTTAGGAACTAACTTTTACAGTGCTTCAATAAGTAGGCTTTATATTGTTTACACTCCACTTTCAGGAGCAGCTTGGCAAATAGAAGTTGATATTACTCAGGAAGATTTAGTAAATATTTTACGGGTTCACCCTGACTTTTACGCAATAGGAAACAGGTTAGAGATTCGTTTTGATTTAGATGAGGGAACGACAATAGCTTATACGGCTTATTTCCAACCACAATGTGAATGTAGATATGAAACTTTTGTAGTAGATTTTATAAATAGGTTTGGAGCTTGGCAAAGAGAATTCTTTTACAAGGTTTCTAATGAAACTATTGAAATGGAAAATACAAAGTTTAAGTTAAACCCTGTACCTTTCCCTAATTACGATTTAAAACAAGGGCAGTTTCAAAACTTTAACACGAACGCAAAGAAAGTATTTAAGTTAAACACTGGGTTTGTTGAAGAAAGTTTTAAAGATACAGTTCAGGAAATGTTATTAAGCGAGGTTATTAGAGTAAATGATTTACCTGCTTTTTTACGCACAAAATCGGTTGAAAAGTATAAATCCATAAACACGAAAACAATAAATTATCAAATGGAGTTTGAAATGGCTTATGACGTTATAAATTCAATTAGCTAATGAGAACCGTACAAATATACGTTGGTAGAGATGTAACTGATTTAGATTGTGTTCGAGTTACTTTTACTTTAGATGGTGAAACACAAACTATTGATCTGTTGCAAGACGGGTTACTAAACGACAGACCTTATTATGTATATAATTTTGACGGCTTAGAGGGTGACTTTATTGTAACCGAAGACGAAGATTATGTAGTAACTGAAGATAATGATTATTTAGTTACTGAAACTTCTATTTACACACCTATAATTCAGCTTTTTTGGGACGGTACGCAGTGGTTTTATGAAATGATAATAAACGGAGTTAATTATAGTTATTGTTCAGTCAGTGATGTTTACTATCCGTTTTTAAATAATTGGGAAATTTGCGGAGATAATGCACTTGAGTATTTAATTACTCAGGAATGTAGAGACTTAAAATACGAACGACTTGAATTATTTAACGATGAAAAAATAAACGTTACTTTAAGCGTTCAAAACATAAGCGATATTTCACGCACGTTTTCAGATTTTAGCCAAAGTTTCACCGTTCCTGGCAGTAGTGCAAATAATACAATCTTCGAACACTTTTACCAAAATGATGTTGACGGAACCATAGATCATAATTTAAGAAGACCTGCGTACATAGAAATTGATTTCGTTCCATTTAGGCAGGGAGTAATTTCTTTAGAGAGAGCGAACTTAAAAAATGGATTAGTAGATAACTACTCGATAAGTTTTTTCGGGCAGCTAACGAACTTAAAAGACATATTTAGGGATATTAAAATAAACCAATTAGATTACTCGAGTTTAGGTTTTCCGTATAATGCAGGAACAGTTTACACTTTAATTACTGATACAACTACAGATTACCCGATTAGATTTCCTTTAATTGCAAACAATAGACTTTGGACGTATGCGGATGGCGGAACAAATGATATAACAGTTGCGAACCCAAATAAAGCAATTCAATACACCGAGTTATTTCCTGCTATTAAGGTTAAAGAAATATTTAACGCAATAGAATCATATTTTGATATTACATTTAGCAGTGTTTTTTTTAACGACGAAAAGTTTACTAAATTATTTTTAGAGGCAAAGAACGCTCAATTAATGAGTTTTATTAGTGAGCCAAGAGATTTAATTTTTGATGCAATTACTTCAATAATTACTCCTGACTCAGTTATTTATCCGCCTCAGTATGTTGATATTGCAAATAATAGTATTAATGTTTTATATAATTCAAATAACGTATTAAATCACGATATAACAATTACAAGAACTTCAATTACAGGTTCGGGTTCATATTTTATTGATGTTTATAAAAATGGAATATTTGACCAAACTTTTATCGGTGATAACTTAACGATTGGAGTTCACGGAATAAACGTTCAAAATGTAGCAGGATTAAATTATGTTTATACATTTAAAGTTAGAGCGAATACTGGTGTTAATGTTGAGTTTGAAATACAATATAATATTTCACGTTTATCGGGTACTATCTTAAATTACTTTTGTTTATTTCCAACACAAATAACATCTTTTAATGATTATTTTAATATAGCAAATTATTTACCCGATATTAAAGTAGCTGATTTCTTTTCAGGAATATTAAAGCAATTTAATTTAACCTGTGTAGGAATTGACCAAACTTCGTTTCAAATTGAACCTTTAGAAAATTGGTACAATCAAGGGGCTACAATAGACGTAACTAAATATATAGGTTCTGAAACTGCAGATATATCAAAAGTTCCGTTATTTCGTAATATAGCTTTTAAATACCAACAAAGCGAAGCGTTTACAAATAGAAATTATTTTAAACTTTCTAACTCAGAATACGGAAACACGAATAATGTATTTAATTATGACGGTGGAGATTTTACGATTGAAAGCCCATTTGAAAATTTATTATTTACTCGTTCCGTAGGTAGTGCAGGACAAGAAGCAATATTAGGTTATTTCTTGAACCAAAATTATCAAAGCTACATTCCTAAACCTACTTTACTTTATTATTATGGGGGTTCAGGAACACTTACAACTAATATTAAATTAGCAGACGGAGCAACTTATACAAATATTTCAAGTTACATATTATTTGGACAAGATTTAGATTTAAACGGAACAATATACTCACTTAATTTTGGTGCTGACAATTCAATAATTCTACAACAGACAATTCAAAATGGTTTATTTGCTACTTATTACTTTAGTTATTTATCAAA